CATACGTTGTTACAGAAGATTCTTCAAAACAATAAATAAATTGTGCTCCTTGAATATCAATCTGACACGTACCTGGCGAACCATTAATAGAAATGTTTGTTCGCAATCCTGTGAATGTATCTACTTTATAACTACGAACATAATTACCATCATCTTTTGTTGCATCCTCATTATCAATCTGTGAATCTGCATTAGCGGCGTAGAACAATTTCTTTCTAATTAGAACAACATAATCTTGTTTAAAATTGACTACTTTTAGGTTTCCACTACCTGATGCATATTGTAACTGAACACCTTCAAGTTTTTTCGTATCTGTATATTTTTGAAAAGTAGCACCTGTCATAATGTCTCTGCCAACAGACATTACATTGCTTCCACCTAGCGTATATCCTCTAGTGAATACCACGCCATTCTCGGCTACACCTTCATTAGAAACATCAGCCGCTTTCATATTTTCAGTTTTTGATTGTGAATCTGCTTGATTTTTGCTGATATCTTCGTTTTCAGGCACAATATCACTACCTTTCTATTTATTCTTCTTGCTTTTTAGATTTTGGTGTCATCATCTTGCCAATGACTTGTCCTGCCACAGCAACGCCTAATAATTCTCCTAATGACGCTCTTCCACCACTAGGATTTGATTGTGGTGCTTTATCAATTTTTATTTGTCGTGTAACAGTAAATGACATATCATAATATATCAATGGCGTACTTGCCTTTCTATTATAGTTAAAGTTATCAAAATGTCCTATATAAACTCTATCATCAAAATATATAATTACTTGACGTGGACGATATAAGTCTGTCAATTCATCTTCAATGTCAGACCAATTCTGACTAGCTTTTTGTTTATCAATCGTATGTCTTTGATTAAACGACTGAACACTAGCAACCAACTGATTTAATTCTGTTGCCGCCATTCTACCTATTGTGTAATAGTTACCGCTTGTACCAACTAAAGGCATATCATAATATTCTGTGGACGATGTATTTGTTGGACTATTACCTGTCAACATTCCTAATATTCCTGCAAAGAAGTTTTTTGTTCCATAGTTTAATTGTCCCATAATTGCATTAATATTATCATTGCGTGGACTATTACCAAATAAACCCATTACCATATCTGCGGCTAACGCATTTTTTATTTGTGATGATGTGGTAGAGCCTAATCCATTGTTTAGTGATGATACAACTGTATTGAAGTATTGTCCAAAAGCAGTAGCACTACCTGTTGTCATTTGAGCAGAACCCATTAGATTTTTTAATGTACCCATAGCCGAATTAGATAACTTATTCTGACTGTTTTCATTAAACATTTTATTGAAACTACCACTAATACCTATTGCAGAATTAGATAAAGCATCAAATAAATTAGCATTAGACCTTCCACTAGACGTTTTGTTGCCAAATATTCTTGAGCCTAATGATTTGCTTCCATCACCTGTATAACCTAGTGCATCCGTAGCAGTACCAATTACTTTACTTAAATAATTTCCTACCTTCCCACTACCTTTTAATCGGTCTAACATATCACCAATTGGTAAATCGCCACCATTTAGACTTCCACCTGTCAGAGATGTAATTTGATTCGTATGAACAGTAGACACTGATATGTTTTGATATTTTAACAAAGCACCTGAATTAAAGTACACTTGTTCTAATGCTTCAATACCACGCATTTGTGCATACCCAACAGTACCAGTTATTTTCATTGTCCATACATCGTCACCATAATGATGAAAATATATACCGCCACGTGTATAAACCTTTTGTTTTACTTTTGCGGTATTCATGGATAAATTTTCAGGGTTAATATACATGACAATTTCTTTTTTTTCTGTTGGTGTTTGATAATACTCTAATGACATAGGTATACGTTCTTTTAATGACATATACCTATCTGATGCCATTTGTGCTAAACCTAAATTAGATGTTAAATAGTTATTATATCTTGCAAAATTTTGCATATACTGTCTTGTATTGACAACATTTGCAAGGCTTCCCATTAGAGTACCAGGCAAATCAATCTGTGCATTATTACCTGCTACTTGTAACATATTCGATGATTTTTCGCCAGTAAATTTATTAAATAATTTACCTAATGCGCTTCCTAATACAGCACCGCCAATTCCTGCAACAACTGTATTCACTCTTGCTGTTGTTGAACCTGCTCGATTTGTTACTGTATTTGAATTGCCTTTTGGTACATTATTCCTAAAATCATATCCAACATTGTTCGGAGATAAATTTACATTATTACTTAGATTCCGATTTGAATTAGAACCGAAATCATATCCGTTATTATTGTTTAAATTCCTGCTTTGTCGCATTGCTTGATATTCAGAAATATTCATTTAACACAATTCATCTCCTTTATATTGCAATTTGGTCTACATCTTTGAAATATGTTTTCGCATCCATACCATAATCTTTTAATGCATCTTCCAACACTTCTCGCAATTCACCTAGACTTTTTCCTTTTTTTAATCTACCCATAATTGTAAGGTGAGCGATATTAGATTCAGTAGCACGTTGCTCTGCTATTCTTCGTGATTCATCATCAACAATCTGTTTCATCTTTTCTTGTTCTTCTCGTTGTGCTTTAATATTTGCTTCTTCTGTAGCTCTTACAGCCCTATCTGTAGCATTTTGCGCTAAATCATTTTTCTTTGCATTATATGATTGCCAATGAGATTGCATACTACGTTGATTTTGTAATGAATTGAATTGGTCGCGTACAGATACAAATTTTTGTGATGTATCGACATACATACCATTTACAATTGCACCTTGTTGTCCTTTTGGTGGAGCACCACCCATTGCTTTTTGATAAGAAGCAATATTAGAATCATACACTTCTTTCAATGTCTGAGGTTTAGATTTATTAAATGTTATTCCTGATTGTGCATTATTAGCTACACCTTGAACCCCTGCACCTCTTGCCATTGCCAATCCGCTTCTGAACAATTTCAAATAATGGTTTACATCATCTGTAAAGTATCCTTTCGCTTTCATTTGCAAAACAAATGCTTCAGGATTATCAGACATTGCCGCTTGTTTCAATATAGCACGAGATTCTTCATCAGCAAAAGCAACCGTATGATTTGCTAATGCTTCTGCACCTTCTTCTGTAGTAGCATACCAACCATATTCATTATATTTACCTTTTGAACCACCATACACTGTATTACCATAGTTATGTAATTGTTCAGAAAGCTCCCATAATCCATTACTTTCAAGATAGAAAAATGCTAAAATATAATCTACAGGTATACCTGTTTTTTGCGATACCATTTGTGCTTGATTAATTGCATCTTGTGGGAACGCATTTTTCCCATTTGGGTCTGCAACAATAGGTGATGTATCAGGTTTTTCTATACCATCGTTGAATTCGGTATTTTCTTCATACATCCATTCTTGGTCGGAATTGACATATTCTTGTGCTTTTCTTGTACGATAATGATTGATTAATTCTTCTTTCCATTCATAATAGTATTTACTCCATCGAGATTTGATTTCTTCTTTTTTCGCTTTGACTTGTTCGTTACTAATATAACGTGATTGTCCCGAATTTTTATCAATCGTTTTTAATTCTGCTGTTACCTGTGCATTTAATTTAGTTTCATCACCATTCAAATATTCGACATAACCAACGATTCCTGACAATTCATCTTGTTCTGAATTTAATTTATATCGCATATCTGTGTCAGTTTCAGATTCTAAATCTTCTTCGTTATCCTGATATTTTAATAATGCTTCTGCTTTAAACCAATCTTGAGCAACGCTTTCATCGCCTAAAAATTGTTCTTGAATTTGTTCTTCAATATTATCTCGCACTTCTTTTTTCAGACGTTTTCTACCATCTTTCGATGTATAGCCACCGCCTTTGCCACTTCCTGCAACATTCCCATTTCCTCTTGCTCCAATAGATGCAAGAGCGAGCACTTGTGCTAATGAAAGTTTTGCAGTAGATAATGTATGTACCATTTCAGCGAAAATTTGTTTTTCTACTTCATTTAACTTTTCATATTTTACACCGTGTTCATCCAAATATTGTTTAAAATATTCACTCTGCGCGGAATCCGTAGCCATTAGTTTATAAAAACTTTTTGCATCAATTTCAGCAGTGGAACTCATCATAATATTAAATGGTGTTGTATTTACTTTTTCTTTTGAACCGTTCCCATGAGTAAAACCTAATGATTCTTTAATATTACCTGATAAGAACCCAATAGGGTCTACCCCTGTTCCTTTTCCTATAAATCCACTAAGATATGGTAAATATTTTAATACTCTACCACCTGGTGCGAGTGATAATAATTTTGAAGCACCTTCAATGATAAGTGTATCAACCAATGCTCCACCTATCATATCTGATGTTGATTGTTCTTCATCACCATCCATCAAATCTGCGCCTATACTTAATGCAAATGTAGCCGCAAATCCTTTTATAAATCCACCTCTTGTTAATGGCTTTTCTAATGGCTCTAATGGTGGGATAGGAGAAAATGTAGGTGGTTTAATTTTTGGTACTTTATATTTGTGATATAAACTTTTTGCATTTAATGCAAAATACCCTAACATTGTAGCTGTTGCCACCTCTGCTGTTCCTGCATTATTAATTAGCCATTTCGATATAGAAGTATTTCCAATTATTTCATATTGTGTTCCATCAGGATTCTTGATTCTCATTTTTGCAGAACCATCTCTTAGCATTTGTAACCATGTATTTGCATTTTCATCATCAGATTTTGTTGTATAATCTTCTGTAGAAGCCGCTTCTGATGTACCTGAGAACATCATTGATGATAACAGCGTACCTGCTGTTAAAATCATACCTGCTTTCCCTTTTCCTTTTGGTAAAAAGTTTTTAGCCGCTTTAATAATATTTCTTGCACGTCCTGATGATGCAGATTTAGAAGCAGACTCTATTAATTCATTTTGTTTTGCAATACTACCTGCATTGTTCCAATTACCAAATGCACGTCTTGCAGAATATCCACCTAATTTATATAATCCATACCCACCACCTAACGCTAAAGCGACAGATAAAATTGGATGAGAAATCATAAATCCACCGACAGGATTATCTTCCATTTTTTCTCTAAATTTCTTTAGTTTTTCAGGCAGTTCAGCTAATAGTTTAATAAATTCTACTGCATGCGTATCCACATAATTAATTGCAGATTTAATCTTATCAGCTAATTCCTGCATACCTTTGTGGTGGCTACCAAAAGATTCAGAAATTTTATTTGCTGACGCAATCATATTTGCTTTATTCTTTTGTTTCTCACCTAACAATTCAGATGTTGCTTTTAATTGCTTTTGGAAATCTTTTAGTGAATCTTTTAGCTTTTCATTTTTTTCTAATTCTTCATCTTCTGCACCCTCTAAGAATTTACCTAAATTCTCAGTATCACCTGATGCCGCATATCCTGATAAGATATTTGATTTATTCATATTAAATCCCATATCCATAAAGTTTTGCATATACAAAAATTTACGCATAGACGGGTCATTTGTCATCATACCAGTAATATTTAATTTCGCCATCATTTGTTGACCTATCATTTTTTGACGATTCCCTATTTGGTCGCCATTTTCATCATGTGTCAACATATTCATTGCCATAGCGGAGAATAAATCAGGTGCTTGCCCTGTCATTACAGCGTATACAGAATTAGATTTATTTAAACTCCATGAATTTTGCACATTTAATACTTGCGTTTGCATATCTGTTGCATCTTCAACGCGCATACCTGTAGAAATCATAAATCCGATATTAGATATTGCGTTCTTACCTGCAAACCCTAAATGTCTAAATAAAGTACCCATACTACTCATTGTACTTATATATTTTTCAATAGGTATATTGGCTTTACGTGCATTATTCATAACAATATTAATTTGTTTCACAGCTTCTTGAGCACTTTCTTTATTCACTTTATAAAATGAATTCATGAACTGTGTAATTGTACTATCACCAATTCCATATAACTGTGAAGGAAGAACCATCTGCTTTGTAATATAATTTAAATCTTGAGCACCTTCATTAGCAGATTCACCATAAGCACCGCCAACACCTTTTACTAAACTACGATATAAATTTGTCGGTGCATTGAAATCAATCATTCCATAAGATGATTGATATAAGTCTTGACCTTGATTATATACTCTATCAAACGAATTTAAATCACCATCTGCTCCCATTGATATATTAGAAATATAGTTCCCATACATCATCGCGCCATTATCATTAGCGCGTTGTTCGGTCATATTTTTCCAATTATTTAATGAAAGCAATCCACCTAATCCTAAAAATCCTAATCCCGTACCTAATATTTTACCAGGGGATAAAAGTGATTTAAATAACCCTTTTGTTTCTTTTAATGATTCATCATTTAATGCTTCGTCAATATCTTCTTTTTCTTTTTCCAACTCTCTAATTTGTTTTTCTAATTCTTTTAATAATTTAGAATCAGGGTCAAATCGAGATGTTGCTTGTATTTGTTTATATGTTCGTTTTATCGCACTTTCAATACTATCGCGTATATCTTTTGCTGTTTGTTTGTCTGATACTGTACCACGCTTTAATTGACCTTTGTCTATACCATGTGATAACGCAATTAAAGAATCATTGTTTGAAATTAACGGTTGCGTAAATCTTCCTTGTAGCACATCATCTTTGAATAAACCGAATTTATCCGCACCGCTAAATTTAGATACGTTATTTTCTTCCCCATGAATCTCACTGACAATATTGTTATATGACTGCGTATTCATATTAAACTGAGCATATAAATTTTGAAAATCTGAATTGTTTAAAAATCCAACACCATTCAAATTTCTCATCATATATTGTTCATAATTTGTTCCATGTGTAGAAAAAGCATTTGCGGAATTTTTTAAAATATAATCTGAATATGCACCATCTTGTGTAAAATTACTGTGCTGTTGTGCTAATGCTTGAATTTGATTATCAATATAACTTTCTGTTTGTTGTTTAATATGTTTAGCGGCAGATTCAAACGACTGTTCGACAATATTAATTCCATCAATAAAAGCGTTTTCAGATGATAAGTTAGAATAAACATTATAAACATTATTTATATAATTTTTATATTTATCTATTTTTGCTTGATATTCTGCAATGGTATTAAAGTTAGAAGGGTCAACAAATTGTTTGTTTTGTTCATTTAATGTAAGCGTTTGTTGAATTAATGATTCTAGCCCTTGTGCAAATTGTGAAGAATCGCCTGATATACGAGAACTTGCCAACATATTTGGTATAGAAGCAAGCATAGCTTTTACTTCTTTATATGTATGAAGATTCTCGTTCATCAACATATTATTGCAATCAGATTGTAATTGTTTTATCAATCCATCAATCTGCCTATTTGTATCTTGTAATTGTCTAGTTTTTTCCGCATGGGAAATATTTAAACTATTTATATCAATCGTTTGATTTTGTTGATTTTTAGAATATGTAGCTTGTACGATAGCGTTTGTTAATTTTTCTTGCTGATTGATATATTCGCGTACCGATTGCGACATATTTTCTAGTTCAACCGCAATTTCTTGTTCTGTTTTATGAAGTGATTCTTTTAGATTATAAAAACCGCCGAGAACAGATGTTAAATACTCTTGTAATGTGTTGAAATCTTTAAAACGGACAGAAACAAAAGAACGATATAGTTCATCCAATACCGTGTTTTGTTTATTTAACATAGAAGGTATAATATTCGTATCACCAAATTGTGTTTCACGTAATATTTGTTCTAATTGTGATTCTGACTTGCGATAACTAATCAATGCATCGAAAACACTTTTTAGCCCATCATATGTATTTTTTGTATTATCATCATCTAAAGATTTAATTGCGTTTGTTGTTGTTTTTGCAATATCTTCTAGTGTCTGATAATCTTCTTTGATGTTCTCAAATACAGAATCCAACTTATCAGTATCTAACAATTTATATCACCAAACCTTCTACTTGTGCTAAAAATAAAATAAAAAGAAGCAGACTGAATATACAACTCTGCTTCTTTTTATATTTACGCATCAATTACATCATTATCTGTTTCTTCAACGGATTCATCTTCTGAATTTTCATCTTCTGATTCATCATCTTCTTGGAATTTATCATCCCGCTTATGACGAATCCGTTCAAATTCATTATATAGAACACCAACAACAATAGGACTAACAGATTCTAACAGTTTATTCTTTTGCTCTAATGTAAGTTCAATCCCATTTAGTGATACAAGAGCATACCGTAGAACTTCTATCTGCATACCATAAAATCTAGTAGCACCATCCTCACGATACTGCTTACTCTTATTTAGAACAGAAAGATATTCTTTAGAAGAAATCGGACGAATGCCCCATTCCTTCCCATACTTTTCAACGATTTCTACATCATCATCAACAATATCTGCAATAAGACCATCTATCAGCTTATCATTTTTATTTTTAGCCATATAAGAAAACTCCCTTCAAATACTTAATTTATCTATTATAGATATATCTTACTTACCGTTAAATATCACAAGCTACCGTCGGGTTATCGAAATATTCTACAACAATATCTTGTACTTTTTCAACGATTTTTCTTATTTTTTCTGTTTTCTGTTTTTTCATAGAAAACATTTGTTCTGCATCTTCTATTGTTTGTATTGTATCTTGTTGTTGATTTAGATATGCTTGTGACGCTTTTGCATCACCTTCATTGGATACTGTACTTTGCCACATTTGTTGATTTTGCGCATTAAGATTTTCGCGTAAAGACTTGATAGAATCTTCAACAGAAATAAATTTTTGATTTGCGTCAATATACATCCCATTGACAATTCTTCCTTTTGTTTTCTGTACTGTATCGCCTATATTACGCATTGTTTGTTGATACGCTTTTATATTTTGTTCATACGTATCTTTTAATGTGGCAGGTTTTGATTGAACATTTACATTTGGTGTTGCGCGGCGTGCGCCAGGCGTTATATTTCCTGTCGCATTATTAGTAATTAATTTACCCCCAACGCCACCTTTAGAAAAAGATAAATCATAGTGGTCGCCCTCATCACCTGCGGCAACTCCATATTTATTCAGTAATGGCAACAATACATCAATATTTGCAGAATGGTCGATATCTATTTTCCAACCACCACCATGTCCATACTGACTGTCAGCATGAATACCTTCTTCTGCGCCACCTGTGATTGTCAAACGTTCACCTGTTTGTTGATAATATTGTTGACCTATTTCATTCATTACATCTTTAACTTGTTGTTTAACATTTGTTAAATTAGTCGCGCCTGGTCTTGATTCATATTTAATAAAATAATCAGAACTAAAACCATCTAATGAAGCATCACCTGTCCATTGCGAAACACTCTGCGCCGATGCAACAGGGCTAGATACACCACCATTTCCTGTTAAAGTAAGATTTCCTTTTTCACCTGTTGCTAATCCTGCTTTTACAAGATAATTAGATGATTCTTCAGGCAAATGATTCTGCCAATCTGCTAAATCAAACGCATCGTGGTTAGGTCCCCAGTTATATCCTGCTAGGGCTTTTGCTTTGTTGCCATTAAATTGGTCTAATAATTGACGATAGTAATAAGCACCTGCAAATATATTCCCACGTGTCGTATAAATATCATACCCTGTTCCGTGGTCTGATGTATTCTGCATAATACCTGTTGCACCTACACTATTTGTACCAACATCAGCATTCATTCCTGATTCAATATTCGCAATGACACACAAATCTTCAACAGGAACACCATATTTTTGTGCGGCTTCTTGCATCATTTGTGCTGTTTCAGGGTCTTTTTGTTGTAATTGTTTCCACAATTCAGCACCACTAGGCATTGAACCACTATAGCTATTTGATGTGGTTACTTGCATAGATGATACATATTGTGACGCATTAGCAATCGACATTTTGTAATCGCCATAAATAGTTAAAAATTCTTGATATTTATCTCTCCATATACGTTTTTCTCTTTCTGTCATATCTTCAAAATGAACGCCATTATCTTCTAATGATGCAATCATATCTTGTGTCAATTGTTTGTTCGATACTGAAATAGAATTAGCCCCACCAATTGTAGCGTTTGTTCTGCCATCAATCGCACCCATAATACTTTCTAAACTCATTCCATCATTTTGTATTAATCCACCGTTTCCACCAACTAACGGTGATGCTTCTGCTTTCTGACCGAAAAATGAACCAATTGTATCAACGATTGGGTCGTGAACAACAGAAGATAATGCAATTCCACCAATAGCACCAAAGACACCAAACTTCTTAGCCAATCCACCCATAATAATGGTATCTACACCTGCACCGACCATTGTTTCAAAAACAGATTCATCAGCATCACTTGTCAACAAACTAAGCAATACATTAACGCCATACATTTTTGCAATGGATTTTGCTGTGCCACGATTTTTTAATTTTGAATATCTCTTTGCTACTTTAGCTCTATACTGAGAATCTATCAAACGATTTTGCCGTCTAATACGAGCATTTGTTCTTTTTCTTTCTTTATATGCTTTAACTTTTTCTTGATATGCTTTTATTAAATGTTGATACCTATGGATAACAGCTTGTGATACTTTTTTGTTTTTTGCTAATCTACGCTCTAATGTTTTTAATTCTTTTGATTTTTGTGGATATGCTTTGTGCGGGCTAGTAGCTTTTTCTTGCACATCACTAAACAATTTATCAAATCGTTTTACTGTACGATAACTTAAAAATGATTTTGTAAACATATAAGCAAGAATTGGTGCTCCACCTGCTACCATAACGGATGTGATTGCACCTGCAAATGATTCTTGTGTATCTTCTACTTTTTTACCTTTTAATACTCTTGCTAATGCTTTACCATCGGATAACATTCTTAATAATACTTGCCCGCTATCTACATCTGCTCCTTGTGTATCTTGTGCCATTAGTCCTGCTTCCATATTATATCCACCGATTAATGAACCTGCACCTGTCATTGCCAACATTCCGTTAAACTGCTTTGTTGTTTTACCTGTTCTTAATGACTTTAACCCTTCTGTAGCTAATTTTCTCATTCCATATTTAGATAGTGCAACTGCGGCAACAGTACCACCCATTGTTAAAAACGGATGTTCTGCGAATGTATTCAATAATGTTTTACCCATTGGCGAATTAAAAAATCCCCCTGCACGAGCAATTAATCCCGTCATTATTTTCGTATATGAACCAATGACTTGTCGTAACATTTTTTCTGCCTGATTCATTTGTTTACCTAATACAGTTTCAAATAAATTAGCTAAACGATAAAAATATGTACTAAATTTACCATGAATTTTTTCCATTTCACTTAACTGTTCAGCAGATTTCTTTAACTGTTCAGTATATTCTCTTGTTTTCTTTTCAGGAGCATCATCTTCTTTTAATTCATCATATCCTTTTAGTTTTGCTTTTACTTCATCTATTTTACCTTCATTATATAACTGCGTTAAAACAGAGGATTGTTTCATGGTATATCCTTGTTCCATTAACTTGTTCATCATATCGGTAGTACCTAATGGACTTCCTTCTCCCCATCGGCTACCAAAGAATGTGCTTTCTTTGAACAATCTATCTACCATTGTATCATAATAATTATCATTAACAGAGCCATCTGAATTATGTGAAAGATATCCTTTTGATATAATATCGAATGGATTTAATTCTTCATCATTCATAATTCCCCAAAATAGACTTCTCCCCCAATCCTTTGACATTTTACTTGCCGCACTTGCTGTTTGTTGTGTCATTTCCTGCGCATCTTCGATACGCAATCCATGCCACCCTGCGATTGATGTTATTGAATTTAGCAAAACTTTAGAACTAACACCTAATACACGCATTCCTTCTGACATGCCATTAATAACAGACAATGTTTTTTGCATAGGAATATTTGAACTAATTGCATATCCCTCTAATGCACGCAATTTAATCATTGCTTCACTCGCGGACATACCCATATCTTTATAAAATGTTTTCAAAAATCTTTGCATTTCATCATCTGATAAACCAAACAATAATTTATCAGGTAGAAGATTTTTTGTAAAACTATCAAAGTCTGCTCGTGGAGAACCACCACCATAATGTCCTCCAACATTTTTTGAAAGTTTTTTATAGAAATCAGCCGCTATATTTATTCCTGCATTTCCATAGGTCATATCAAAATATTCAATTGGTATACCAAAAGATAACATTCTATTATGAGAAGAATTAATATCTAACCCCATTGATAAATCAGCAATAGATGAACCATACGCCATCTTACCAAACTGATTCATGTCATCTTTTATTTTCATAAATGTTTGACGTGGGGATAATAATGCGCCTACACCAAAAAATCCTAACCCACCAATTAACAAACCTGTGGCTTTATTTTTTAATGTTTTTAATGCACTTATTGCTTTTGACACACCATCCAACGAGTGTTTAATATCATCAATGCGTTTTAAGTGTTCTTCAATACTTTTCTTTTGTTCAGTAAGTAATTTATATTCTGTATCTTCTTTACCAATTTTCTCAAAGACAATTAATGCCCTATCAATCATTTGCAACATTTCTTTTGATGCAGATATTGTAGTTTCTAATGCTTGTTTTTCTTCTGAACTAGCATAATGATTATACAAAAAACCATTTGTCCCTGTTGCACTTAATAATTTTATGTGAGCATCTGCCGCTGTACTAATCATCGGAGAAACTGTTTTTATATCAAAATTGAAATCTAATGGTGAATTAGCACCTAATGGATTTTTTAAAAAACTACTTAAATTTTGATTTAAAAACTGATTTTGATATTGAACATTCTTTACTAAATTTCTATATTCATTATTTGAAACAGATGATATTACATTTCCACCGTTAACAGCTAATGTATCAATTGCACCATATAAATTAGTGGATAATCTTGTTCCTGCTAAACTTGACATTCTACTTCGCTGTATTTGCGACATGGTGTCTTTATATACCTGCGAATTAGTATCATTTAACGCTTCATGCGCCGCTTTTAATTTATTTTGTTCACCACTGAAAGCTACTTCATTTAATGTTTTTGTATAATCTAATAAGAAATCTACTTTTTTTTGTTCAAATGCTAGAATTGTTTGTTTTAACATTGAAACAGCAGTTATACGTTTTTCAAATTCTGTTGCTTTAGTGTTTCTAAGTGTTTTTGTTACTTCACCTAATGCTTTTTGTTTTGCCAATATTTCTGCCATTGCATCAACAACGGTAGATTGAAATTTTTCTTCATATTCCAATACTGACGTTGTGCCATAAGCATTTTTTGCTTCTTGTAATGATTTATTTAATTTTGTTTGAAAATCATCTACTAACGAATTTACTTCAGAAGCATCTTCATCTCCACGTAAAGATTTTATTTTATCTTGAATAATCTGTAATGCTTCATATTCTGTTTTTGTTTTTTGTTCTTTAGCATCTTTAACCTGTTTGCGAAAAGAACGTGCCAAATCAATAAAATCTTGTTGCATTTTTTCATATGGTTCAAGATTTTGTTGTAATATTTGTTGTACTTGTTCTTGACTTGTTGTAGGTGTTATTTTCCCTAAAGGATTATACTGCATATCAGGCATTGTAATCTGATATGCGGCATTTCCCATAATATTCGCTAATTGTGAACGAATCCTTTCTTCTGATTGTAATAATTCTTTGTCTACATCACCATTTACCAAACTAACATTAAACATTAATTGGTCTAATAATGCTTGGTTGATTACAGATACTTTTAATGTATCTAACATTCTTCTCGTATCTTCATCATACAAAGAATTCTGACTAAGAGTAACAATATCCATATTTAACATGGACATTGATTCTTGAATTTGTTGTATTTTCTCAGCATATTGTTGCTGTCTTTTTATTTGTTCATTTGCCATTGAAGTAAAATCAATTTTATTGATTTCATTCATTGTTGTTTTTACTTTTTGTACTTTATCTAAAAATTCAGCAATTTGTTTATATGCGTCTTGTTTATCAGAAGATAACTGTTTATATTTTTTTGATAATTGGTCGAAAACATATGACAAACTATCTACTGCACCAGTAATTGTTTGTTTGGACATTTTATTTGTTTGTTTACGAAATTCTTGTTCAATTTTCGTAGTAGCCATATGTTTTCATCCACCTTTACATTTTTGATAATTGATTTACCGTCTCGCCAACATATTCTAAGCGTTCTTCTAGCTTATCGCTCTTAGATTCAAGTCTAGCAATACGACTATTTGATTTTTCATCCAATCCACCACTATGATTTTCTACGCCAAATACATTGATGGTAGCAGAATCCAAATTCCTTTCAAAATCTTCTTTTGCTTTTTCTTGATTTTCTTTTTGTTTTTCGTAAATTTCTCTTTGCTTCTTATAGTTATCTGTATATTGTTCAGCAATATCATCCAAATTCTTTTGTGCCTGTGACGTATCACCAAAATCAGAACCATACGAATGTAAAGCAGAACGGCTACCACTAATTTTTAGTTTACCTTCAATCTGCTTTTCCATATCCATTGCGCCTGTGTTAGAAAGCATTTCACCTGTTCCGCTAAATGCTCCATGAACACCTACACCATACAAATCAGTATCATGTACACCTGAATTTAGTCTAAAACTATCACGCACACCACGTAATGACATTGTAGTGCCATTTGCAGACAATGCAGATACACCATCTAACACTAATTGACCTGTGGCAACTCTATCTCTTAATAATTCTTTATTCTGTAATTTAGCAAAATCACCAATTTGTCCCATCATTGCTTGTGCATTGCTAATTGCCTGTTGTGTTGCACTAACAGGGTCGGTCGGTTGGTCATTTCCAAAATTAACAGAACCGCTTGCACCACCTGTTGCACCAACAACTGATGCGTCACCGAATCCAACAATATCATCGTGATAATCGTATAAGTTGCGTTCAACAATTCCTGTTGCAGAACTTGCCGCTTCAACGATTTGTAGATTACCGTTTTCATCTCTGCCTGATACGATACCAACGTGACCTACACCATTTGAACCTGGACCAGAACCGCGCATGAATACAGTATCACCAATTTTTGCTTGACTTTGGTCGGTAAATATACCACCTGCCGCTTTCATTTGGTCATACTGAACATCAGCAGTTCTTTCTAATCCTAACCCTGCACTAGCATATGCTCCTTGTACTAATCCTGAACAATCCCAGTTCATACCGCCTTGAGCACCTTGGCTATATGTACCGCCTACTTTACTTCTTGCAAAATCAACAATCTGTTGACGAGAATGTGTTTGTGCTAATGTTGGATTTGTTGTTTCAGGGAGACTAGTTTTCAGAACATCCATTGCATCTGACTTTGCATTTGCAGGTGCTAAATTACTGCCCATTTGTTGTTTGACCAAATTAGGGTCAAGCATTTTTACCATTGCTCCAACAGAATCATTAATAACACCCATTTGGGAATCATTAGCAAAACGATACCCATTAGCAATTGCTAAACGTATTCCTTCATCAGAACGATTATTAATCGTCTTACCATTATCACTATTTATCCTATTAATTATATTTCTAAATTCCTTGTTTGAATGATATAATTTAACTAAATGGTCTAGTTCAGTTCCATTGTCTGCACGTTCCAATACTTGTGCAAATTGTTCCCTATCATCTTTATCTAATGTTCCTTTAAATCCTGCACCACCAGCATAATACAATGCGGCTAATGGATGATTTATTAAATCATCGTAATTTGGATTTTGCCCATCATTTCCATATCCAAACATAATATTTCGAGATATATCAAGCATTGCTTGACCTGTAGAAACATTATCATGTTCAAATGCAAAATCTGCATCATTTGCTTGTTTTTGTGCCACTTCACCTGTTTTAGCACCTGCTATTATAGCGGCTACCTGTTCACTTAATCCCATTGCTCTTAATTCATAGAATAGGTTATTCATATATGTTTCTTGACTTGCACTTAATTGTTCTAGTTTTAATCCGTGTTTACTTAACATATCCCCTGCCGCTTTTGTACGTTCATCGTTAGAACTTACAATGCTTTTTGATGCATCACCATATAAATTAGCAGATTGTTGTATTCTAGCTTCATATTTTCTGTTTTCATTTGCTTTACCTGCATTATCAGAAATACCAAAATAATCACCTATAGCAGAATTAACTACTTTTCCACCTAACCAATCACCTGCTAATCCACCTAATGCCATTCCTGCCGCTGTTCCTACACCAGGAAGTACCATTGAACCTAACGCACCACCAACGGTAGTACCAATTAAGGATGCACCACTTTGAACACCTACACGAGCGGCGTGTTCACCAAAGGTAAATCTATCAGGGTGTTTCTGCTCATCTAAATATTCATGTATTCCATTAAATAAAACAGAACCAATTACCCCGCCTTTACCAATGGTTTTTAATCCATCGCCAACACTACCAAAAGCCTTTCCTAATCCTGCCATTCCACCATTTTTAAAGGCTTTATAACCACCAACTAACATGCCACCAATTGTTCCTGATGATGTTTCCATATTAAAACCGCTATCATCATTTCCACTGACATTTGCTAAATATGTTTCTCTTGATGTATCTTTCCAATTATCTACTTCTGCTTTTAATCCTGATGATTCATAAGAATCATTTAAATTGACTACTCTATCTTCTAATGATTCTCCTTGCATTTTTGTTTCTGTCCAATTACCCATTGTAACAGTTTCAGGAGGTGGAGGAGGTGAAGATTGAGACGGATTTTCATTCATATTTCCTAATTGTTGTGAAATTGACATAGCAGAATCTAATGCATCGCTACCTTCAGGTTTAACAGTAACAGTGGCAGTACCATCACTAAACATTTTTACAAGGTTAGCTAAAGCAAATGCTCCACCACCTAAAACACCTGCACCTGCTAATAACACACCGCCATAAGCACCTGCTTTTGACGCACCACCTGCGATTCTACCAATAGAAGGTGATGACATGATTCTACTAGCTAACGCCGCTTTGCCACGTGTAAGTGCTAAACCACTTAAAGCCGCAACACCTGCTCCACCTGCTAATGTAGCCAATGGATTTTCACTAACCCAATTAGCAATACCACCGATAGTAGAATTAGAACTTAATCCACCACCTTCAATAAATTCATTTAATGATTTAGCAAATTTTGTAGCTAAATCAACAATAGAATTTAATGCACTAGCAAAACCTTCTCTAAACAATTTTAACGGTTCACTTAAATACTGATTAATAGCTTGTCCTAAATGTTTTTGTGCTTCTGCCATATCAGTATCTAATTTTTGGAACATAGATACTTGTTCCCCTGCTTTAGCTAATTGTTCTTTTGCTTCAACCATCGCTTCTGAAAGTGATTGTTTACCACCGTCTTTTCTTTCATCAGCTTTCATGATTAAATCTTTGACTAATGATTCATCACCTTTTGATGCGGCATCGGCTATCATTGAAGCGTCTTTTCTTGAATATCCACGTCCCATCAAAGAATCCATTAAATTGATTTGCCCTAATGCTGTATTGCCGCCACCAATTGTAGCCATCATGTTGGCTTCTGCCATAACACGATTAGCCATTGTTGCATAATAATCTTCTTTTGGTCTACCGCTAGAATCCCATCCCATATATCCTGCATTGATAATGTCGATAGGTGAACCACCTTCACCTGCCATCATACCAAAGAAAGCACTAGCATTCATATCTTTTGCCATACTTTCGTTTGCAGATACCTGTGATTGCATTAGACTTTGTGCATCTTCAATACGCATATTCTTACGTGAAAGCAAACGTGACATTGTAGCTTTTACTTGATTTCCTGACACGCCTTGATTACGCATTGCATCTGCCATACTAGCAACTGTTTGCACTAGTTTTTCCACAGGTACATTAGCAGAGTTAGCTGTTTGTGCTAAATCCACTAATACTTGTCCTGCTTCACTAGCAGACATTCCTAAATCTTTATAAAATGTTTTCATGACACTAGCAACAGTAGATGAGCTAATATCATATCGTTTTGCTATTCCAAATGTTTTATCAGCAATTTCTGCCATATCACTTGCCGCAGATTCATTCGTTGCACCATAATGTCCACCAACACTATGCGCCATTGTGGAATAATAATCTGCATATTCATTATCGCCTATCATTCCATTTGTCATACGCCAATATTCATTTGATTTATTTCTAGCAATATCTATAATTCTTGAATTATTTAAAGAAGCACCCATATAAAAATCGGTACGTGCTATGTTATATCGGCGTTTTCCTTCTTCTGTTTCATAATCCATTCCCTTACTTAGCATTTGCATCGGATTAAGTAAAGCTCCTAACCCTAATAATCCCAATCCACCTGCTAATACATTTTTTAATTTATTTACACCACTATGAATTACACCAAATACATCAGCCAAAGCGGATGAACTATTTTTTGCTTTGTCAGCCGTATTTTTTAATTTTAATAATTCCGCTTGTTCTTTCTTTAATTGATTTAATGTAACATTGTTTGGGTCTAATTCTTCAATCGCACGAATCGATTTTGTTAAATTAGCTAATGCTAAATTTACTTGATTTTGAAATGATTGATATACTTGTTTATCTGCTTGACTTAAATTCTTTGCTCCGCCTGTGGATAGATTCATCCCCCCTGCTGTAGTTAAAAGTGATTGAGTCAATGCGGAGTTAGCCCCTGCTAAATTGCCAATTGCTGTTGCTTTTTCTTCCTCAGAAAAAGAAGGATTATTAATTGCATTTAACACTTGTGGCATATATGATTGTGCTACGTATCCATGACGTTGTGTATCACGCATATTTGCCGCTAATGCGGTTTTGTTGCCCAATACGTTCCCTGTTGTAACGTACTGATACCACGGAGAATTATTACCTACCGAGTAATCTAATGACATTAATGCATTATCTATATTACCTGCAAATGCACCATAACTAATTCCTGATAAGTTTTGATTTGCTATCTGATTTCTAACAGCTAAATTTTCATCAGAACCCCATACACTAACAGATTGTTGCCGTGCCATATTCATATTAACAGCTTGTTGAATTTTTTCCCGTTGAATGGATAACAATTCATTTAGTTTTTGTTCTGATGTTTGTGTCATTGATTCAGCTAATGATTTTAACGCTTGTTCTTTTTGCTCTAAATCATTAGCCATATAACCATTATTGTGTAATTCTCTTTGTACTGCTTCAATTTGTTTTGATACAACATCGGAAAGTGATGATTGCAATTTGCGAACCATCTCTGTTGTGTTTTTATAAAATTCTACGTTTCCATCTTCTGTTGCTTTTTGTGCTTCTACTACTTTAATTAACGTATTCTGATAACGGTCTGCATATGCATTTGTTTTATCAATTGCAGAATTATCAGATAATGAACGTATTTCATCTGTTAAACTGTTTAATTCGCTATATAATGTCGTTCCTGAATATTGTGACATCATATCAGTCAATGTTTTAATTGTTTCCCCAACATTTTTAACAGAATTCGCTTGCTGTGAAATTTCCTGCAACATTTCATCAATGGTATCGTCAATGTTTTCACGAATATCATTAATACGTTCGTTAAATTTGCCTACTTCTTCTGTAGTTTTTGCACGTTCTTTAATATAATTAGATTCTGACGCTAATGCACCTGTGATTGCATCATTTGTTCTTGCTAATGCTTCACTAACTAATCGTTCATTCGTTCCTGCAAAATCTAATAATTTCTGTTTTGTGGAGTCAATTGACGGAGAAATTTGATTTAAAGATTCAGTAATATTCTTAATGCAATCTTCTGAACGACGCGCAACTTCTTCAACATCTCTGCCTACATTGTTTTTGAAGTTTTCACTTAACTGTCTTAATTGTTCGTGCATTTGCTGTACTTGCATAGCACTATTATTTAACTGTTCGTAGACCTGACCAAAAGACTGTCCATTTGCATTGACAGACATATCGTTCTGTAAAGTATTTAATTTTTGTTTAATATCATCTAGGTCACGGCTATAATTGTCAATACCGATTCCTTGAAGTGCAGATGTTAAATTATTTAGCTCATCAGAAACTTTATTTGCTTCTGAACCAATTTGTTCATAACCCTGTTGAACGATTCCTAATCCCGTATCATTTGTAAGAATAGAACCTGACGTATTACTTACATTAATATTCGTATTTGTACGTGATACATCCGAATTAAAATTGTCAAATGCAGTTTTCACAAAACATTCCTCCGTCAAATTTCATCTAATATAGAAATATGTACTGTGGATAAATTCATGTTTTTGTGAAAACATATTTAACAATATTATAAATTCATTAATAAAAAAAGATGGTGATATACACCATCCTCTTTTCATACGTTATTTGAACAACTCAGGTTTTACCTTCTTAATCTCATCACACATCATACTATACAACTTTCTAAAATCAATGGTAGGATTCTTCAGCCTCTTGATGATGTTCCACATTTCTTCTTCAATCAGCACATGCCAAATCGAATTGAATAACCTCTGAATGTATTTTACATCCCATCCACCAACTTCATTGATAAACTTCGAATATTCCTTTTCAATAAAAGACGGTGTGATATATTTGAAAACAATCTTCTCTTCTACACTCCCGCTAATCGTATCAATAGGCGTCTTGCGCTTGAACTCGGCAGAAATTACCTTTGCCCAAATCTGCTCCCCTGCATAATTCTTATATCCATAATTTTTAACTACAATCCCTTCAGGTCTCCCACCTTCAACCTGCAAGAACATTCCTTTGTCGCAAAGATTACAGATTTCGTCTTGTGTTGGATTTTCATATACACCCATACAAGGAATATATTCAATCGCGAACTTCTCCAACATAGGCTTATACTCATCATAAGTAAGATACCTATCCCCATCCATTACATCGAACACATAGAATTTTCGCCATGCATCTTTCTGATACGATTTAATATGAATAGGAACAAGGAATTCACCATACAGCCGCAGATTTGGAAATTCCTGAAAGAACTTCGTATACTTATCAATCTTTCGAAGAATTTCATAAGAATGATAATTGTCCAATTCATAATTCAGCTTATTGCGACGATTTCCAACACAAAGCTCACCATTATCCATCCAAAGTGATGTATTCGTTCCATCAATTTTTGGGAACACATGAACGATTCCATTTAGGATTCCATTCACCTTATCTGTTCCGAGACGCTCGACGTGCTGATATTTTACAAAATCCATGATAAATTTCCTCCTTAATAAACCACAATTTCTAAACAGAATTATACATCATAAGCAAAAATAAGTCAACAAAAAAAAGGACTAACAAAAGTTAATCCTTTACAATTATCTCATCTAAATCATCATCTTCGATTTTTTGATGATTAGCTTGTTTATTTTGTTCTTCAATAAATGGTTTATTTGCCATAACACGAGACAAGAAATCTTCCTTTGATTCCGATGCATTTCCTTTATTTACATCATCATCCAATGATGTTAGTTTTTCATCCTCTGACATAAACATAGCTAGTTTTTCATCAAAATCTTCATCCACCGTTGTATCACCATATTCTATTACTTCATTCGGATTATATGGATTTACTTCTGTATGTTTCTTCACACGGACGATTCCATCTTTATTTCCTGTTTTATTTGCCTTTTCTTGTTCCCTAACTTTTTGTGCCACTTCAGGGTTAATATAAAATGCCAAATAATCCATCCTTGCTTTCATTGCTTCTTCATTTTCCCGTTCTTCATCAATAATATTCTGATATAGCCACATCCATTGATATTCATTCATATCTTTCGCACGTTTTTCAGTAGGGAGAACTCCCATCTTCGACATAACCTTGAATCTTATTTTTGAATAACTACTATTTTTAACAATATCATCAATTACAGATACATCGGATAGTGCATTTACCTGAAATTCATCTAATTCTTTATATTCTTTATATAATTCATTGATTATCTTTGGTGAAAGGCTATCAAACAATTCTTCTTTTTTTTCATCTGACGGCTCAATATCATTGATAGAAATGAATGCCATTTTTAGCATTTCTATTTTGTATTGTTGCCAATTAGTTTCTTCATCATCTTCTATTGTTGACATGGAAAACAAACGTTGATGTTCTTCTGCATTTAATGTCTTAAACAACCAACGCCTATCAAATTTATTAAATTCTGCCGTCCCATATCCATTAAAAATTATATCATTAATTATTTTTTTTGTATCAAACTTAGCCATGCACAAAATCCTTTTCCTTTTTAACTCTCACAAAGAAAATACTTTGTACTATAAAATAGATTACATATATAGAATGCTTTCTGTTTGTGTTTTAAAGGTGACAGAAAATGAAAAAATGTTTCATTTGCAACAAAGATGTTCAATCGCAAGAGGACATCTGTTTATGCAAAAAATGCAATCAACTATTTTATGTTGATACAGAACGAGGTAAAAATTCTAACAAAGTTATTGGTGTTAGAAACAGATTTACCAACGAATTGATTCCGATAAACAAATACGACCCTGAACTAACCGTAGATTTCATTGAATATGCACTATATTTAATATTCGGTATTGGGTTTATTGCTGTGTCTTATTTACTTGTTGTATACCTAGCGTAAAGGATTTTGTTAAATGGATAAACCAACGCTTACATATGAAATGTTACTCGATGATTTTGGATATTTAGAAATCAATAATGATGAATACGTTTTACAAAATGAATTGCCTTACTACGACTCTAAGTACAAAGGTCACAATAAGCAAGAATTTTATAAAGGAATCGCCGTTAAATTGAACGATGAAATTGATGAAGATGGTTTTGTTCCTGCTTATGAACTAAAATGGGATATTATTGATGAAGATGAAATCCCCCCATGTGATTGGGAGCATCCTATTGATATTCAACAAAATGGATTTTTACAGATAACATAAAAAGAGAGATATAATCTCTCTTTTTTTATTTTCTTTTCCAATAACAATTATCCTTTGTAAAGTTTTTTGTTTTATCTATACGCTCAAGTTTAGCAGATTTAACAGGTCGTTTTCCCATATCAGCATAAAAATTTCTAAAATCTGCCCAATCTTCACTATAAGAAATTCCTTTTCCACCATAGTTTTTATAACTAGGGTTATTCTTATTATCACAAACTTGTTTCATGTTATTCCATGAACGATATTCTAATGTTTTATTCATTTTATGTGCATTTAACTTTTCCATACGTCCAATACCACAACCACAAGATGTTACATGTCCAGTTCTAATTTCAGAACCTTCAGCAAGGAATTCTTTCCCACAATCACATTTACATCGCCAAAAATTCTTTTTTGCTTTTCCTACCATTCTCTGTTCAGCAAACTCAATAACAGTTATATGGTTTTTGGTATAACCTGTCATATCTATCATTCGCGAATCACGTTTTGGTAATTCTTCAATCAAATCATTATCATTAATATTAACATCTTTGAAACGTTTATCTTTTACACATAAAACATCTTCTATTGCCCATCCTTGATTATATCTCCATATTATTGTTTTTGCATGTATACCCAATTCATCTTCCCACTCTTTAGCAGTTTTCTTTACTCCATTATATTCAATGTATACATTTCTCGTTGTATTGTTTGCTTGCGTCTTATCGTCTGCCCACCGACAATTCTCAGGACAATAGTCACCATTTACATCTATCCTATCTAATGAATATTTTGGTGAAGGTTTTTCTCCCATATCTTCAAGAAAATTTTCAAATGAATGTAACCATCTATCACACACTTTTATTCCTCTACCACCATAATCGTTAAACCTAGGATTATTTGGATTTCCACACCGATTTTTCATGTGAACCCATATGTTATACTCTGATACATATTTTTTGTTTTGAATAACCACTTCTTTTTTAACACCGCTTTTTTTATAAAACAATGCTTTTTCAATATCCCATCCTCTTGCAATTCTTGCGCGCAACAAAGAATATTTAACTCCATAAATTTCAGACCATTCTTTTAGTGTATGTGTAACACCATTATATGTTCTAAGGACATTTGTTGTCATATTATTTGCTTGAGTTTTTGCATCTGCCCATCTACAATTCTCAGGGCAATAATCACCGTCTACATCAATTCTATCTAATGTAAAATTTCCTTCAGGACGTACTCCCATATCCTCAAGAAAATTTTCAAATGAATTTAACCATCTATCACATACCTTTATACCACGACCACCATATTGCTCAAACCTATCATTGTTTGGATTATAACACCGACTTTTCATACATGACCATGAACTATATGTTCTTGTCCTAGACATCCCATGTGTTTCTGTTGTTGCAACTTGTGTGCAAGCACAAGGGAAAGATTCATAATTATCAATTTTATTTTTTAAAACGACTAATTCACGATGACACTTTTCACATTGCAAGTACACTTTTTCATCAACAATTTTATCGACAATATATGTACCATATTTTTCTTTCATTTTATTTCCTCAATTCTCTTAAAACTATTTTTTGTTTGTTATAAAATGTATCTGTGTTTTTTTACATTTATAAGAAATTTTCACCTCCCATTTATATTATATATATTTTCCACATTAGTATAATAGCACATAATAAAAAAACGCCCAAAAATAGGCGTTTTTTGTTATTTTTTTTAGAAATCAATACACATCTGCGTAAGAAACTGATACCTGGTCACTCACAGATATGCTACCAGTTGAGTACGTCTTACTATATGATTGAATCCAACAATCGATATATGTTTCAACATAATACACTTCATCTGAGCCTTCGCGACGTGTTTTTGTTTGAATTTCAAGCGGTACACGTTGGTCTTTTAATGTTTTAAAAACCAAACGTGATTTTGTTTTATAACCCGCTTCTTCATTTACGTGTGTAGAACTATCCCAATTCTTTGAATCTGTACCATCTTTATAATCGTATACTTTTGTACCGACTTCATTAAATGGTACACCGTTTGTGGTTAAACCTAAAGCGTTCCAAATGGAAGATTCATATAATGCAATACGACTAATACTTAGCGTACCACCGTTTGTATTACCAGGTACTGCTTGTACTACACCTTCCCAACCGATTGCTTGTAGTTTATTAACCTGACGTTGTTCTTGTACTGAAAAACTTTGAATCATACCAACAGTACAACCGTTAGCTAAAACGAAAATGTTTGTACTTGTTGTTGCACCTACGTTGTCATATGGTGACAACGGTTTCATTGTATTATTCGCTACGCGAATATCATTCCGAGTGGCACGATGAGTGTTAGTAGATGTATTTTGTCCAAAGTTATTAAAGTGTCTTGTAGAATCATAAGCCATTTACTATCACCATCCTCCCGTTTCACTCGAATTATATGAGCTATAAATATCACTATATTGAATTGTTGCGGATTCTGTTACAGTTATTGTTGAGCTGGCGATAGATTTGCTATAACTACTAAGCCAACAATCTGTATAAGTGTCAATATAGTATGATGCATTCAAGTTATCAGGCATTTTTGTTTTCGTTTGAAGTTCTAGTGGAACACGTTGTTCCTTTAATGTCTTGAACGGATTACCCAACGTATTCGTTGCAGAATTATACGTACTAGCCGCATTATATTCTTGGTCTTCAGTTCGTGAAAACTTACCTGTTGGAGTTAAACCCAAAGCATTATATAAATTACCATTAAATACGGCAAAACGTGAAATTGAAATTTGTCCACCGTTTGTATTACCAGGTACTGACTGAACGACACCTTCTGTACCTAATTCCTGAATCTTTGTAATCTGTCTACTTTCTGAGGGAGTAAACGACTGCACAAATCCGATTCGCATACCGTTGCAATATACTTCAATGTTAGTAGATGTAATAGGCAATGTAGAACTGTTATCTGAAATCTCAGGCATACCTGTTGCACGTTGCGTATTGAGCATCTTATTTGTAGCGGATGTATAAGCCGCTGTTGTTCCATCAACTTTTGGCATTCGTTCATCACCAACCTTTTATGCCAATATAATAATTGTGTCTACGGTATAATTTAATATACCGTAGATACAATTCACACAATTTTTTGAAAATTATAATTATTGAGCACCCGTTGATGAGAAACCAAAGCTGATTGTAATGTAGTTCAATGGATATACTGCTTCAATTTCAAAATTAACAAGCACTTCACGTGGGTCATCAGGTGAATCCTTAACGACAGGACCTGTATAACCTAGAATTATCTGCTGACTTACGAACTGACTTAAAATGCTATTCACTGTATACTGGATATTCGTCTTTGCAGAAGGAAGATTTTTAATACCAACATACATTGCATCACAAGATTTACGAACTTGTGCAATAACATAGTCCTTAATCTGAATTAGTGTAATTTCTGTTGTATTAATTTCATCATCTTTCGTTGTAATACCATGACGAACGACAAGTGCATTTGATGCTTCATCAACAACACAGCAACCACTTTCTGCTAGTGCATTCTTTTCTGCGAAAGAATATCTATCAACTAATGAATTAAATCCACAAGCAATCTTTTTACGTGTTAGTGGTTCTGCAACATCATGTGTAAAACCAACTGTTGCAACACCTAATGCTAGATAGCAACCAGGAAGGATTCGTGTATTGATACGACCTGTTTGTATGTTTTTAACATCATAACTAACACGACCTGGTGTTACAAATACAACACGCTCATCAGAATATGCTTCTGCCTGTTGTTTCATACCTAATAGTTTATCTGCCGCTGTTGCATTTTTATTGATTGGCTGATTTGGATAAGCAGAAAGATAAACCATACGTTCATGTCTGCCACTCTCTGCGGACATTGTATTAACGTGTGATTGTGCATAAGCACCAACGTTAGGTGATGTTGTTAATGGAACAATAGCATTAACATTATCAATCCCTGCAATTTCTTTTGTTAGCTTATCAATTGCTTTCTTCATTTCATAATCGCTATCATTCTTTGACTGAACGCAAACAACAGGTGTTACACCTGCACGGAACGCAAGTTCTGCGCCTAGTGTTAAAGAATTTGTAACGATAGAAGATGCAGTAACATCATAATCGCCATATTCATTCACGACATCATCGTATGAATAGAATACTTTTGGTTCATAATCGGCTTCATCTTTCTTATACTTATAAGAAACATAATAAACCTGATTTTCTGAAATTGCCTTACCATAAATAGGTGCTGTAGTTAGAATACGTACACAATCACCAACTGCAAGAGCATCAGAAGGAATATCATTGATAATAAATGTAACACCGGGGATAATGTCTAAATATTCTTTTACTGCACCGACATGACCTTCATAAAGAGCAGGTGTTAATTCAACGCCATTTTCATCTTCTTTATAAATCTTAATTTCTTTTGTAAGTGGGTCGGTTACTTGAAGAATATAACGACCATTTTCTACTTTGTTTTCATCGGTGAACATGAAATATTCATATTTTGTTGGGTCATCTGTCTTTGACTTGTTAAGTGCAAGGAAAGATTCGCGTAGTTTTTGATTATACTGCATAACAGTTTCATCGAAAACAATTTGTGGTTCAATTTCCGTTTTTGGTGCGACTGTTACAATCGTAACGCTATCACCAACACGTGTAATTGATTCACCTTCTGAATTTGGAACAAATAGGTCAGTAATCTTTAGTTTAAGACCAGGGATTGCTTCTGTATTAAATTTTTCAGAAACAGACCATTCACCAACGATTTTCTTGTCTTTGTTGTTTGTAACGCGATAGCATCCGCAATTAACGTGTGCTGAATCTGCATGGTCAAATGCATCTTCAAGATATGTAATTTCTAATGTATATTTACCATCAACAATTTCATATTCTTTGTTATCGTTTACAACAAGTGTAATTTGGTCTTTAAGATTTAGGCTAGGCTCTGTTGCTTGCGCTACTATTTTATAAGAACCATCCTGAATCGTATTCCATGCAATTTTGTTTCCATCTTTTAATGTAAAGGCTTCATTTGCACCTTCTGTGTATACAGTAGAACCCTTTACAATTGCACCATTACTAAGTGCTTTATTTGTAACAGAAATAATTTCAAAAACATTTTTTTGTTTAAGATTATCATATGACTGTGTACTAGATTTCTTAATTGCTTCGTTGTATACTTCAAAGTAATTCGCACCTGTACCAATCAATCCGAGTGCGCGTGTTGCGCCGACGTTATTAACAGCACTAGGACGCTGAATGAATCGTGCATACGCGCCAGGAACTCTATATGGCATACGCATTTACCTCCGTTTTTGTAAGACTTTTGTCTTTATTTTTATTTATATAAATATTTATTCTAACGGAGGTTGATTTTCTCCGTTGTTAGCACCCTCATTTCTGTTCCATTTTGTTACCCTAATCGGAGCAGTAGGTTCATTCGTCGCACGTCTCATAGACATAGACATATCGATATTGAATTCGTCGGGGTCAAGCAAGTCAACATCTTCAATCCATGTAGACCATGTATTAAATCTTAATTGCGTAACATAAATTTTATCCGAGTTATATTCAATCGTTTTTTCCCCTGCGTAACTACCGTCTTTAATAATTACGCCTTGATTTTGTATATACCTACGCAAAGAAAATCTTACTGCTTTTGCAATTAAATCTGTTAAAACTTCACTTTCCAATGGAGTTTTACATCCAATATCTATTGCAATACTAAATTCGTATATACCTTGATACCGATATGCAATCACTGAACCTGTTCGCGGGTCAAGAACTTCTGAACACATATCTCCCAAACCACTTGTCACCATATTACCTGATGATGCAGTAATAATAACCGTTGGAAACTGTCGTAATTCTTCAGGTTCAGCATCATAAAAAGCAGTTTGTACAAAATGTTCATCACTAATCTGTGATGGAAGTTTTTTACGATAATTTTTCGGATTGTTAAAGTATAAACGCAAAAATTGTATTAAAACATCTTTTGTATGTTTAATTGCATTTTCCATTAACATATCTTCATTCCACTTCCTTAAAATCACAGAGTTTTCGTTCTAAACATTTAATATGTATGCAAAAATCCTTTATTTTTCACTTATATATCATAAAAATTACATACTTACAGTATATTAGTGAAAGTTTTTATATAGTGAAAACAAAAAAGCCATTAACTTTTAATGGCTTTTTTTATATATTTCAAGACGATATTTGCTTTTTTGTCTACTTCTTCAACATCTTTTGTATCCCATGCTGTTATGTATCCGTGCCAAACTTTCACATTATCGAACACTTGTTCAATTAATGGAACATAATCTTTTAGCTTTTCGTTACGTTGCCAACATTTTTGACCGTTGTTATCTTTAGTCATTCTTCCAACACCGCTTCTATCTCCTTCGTAAACAGAAATATAAGTAACAGGTGCTTTTTCTTTAGATTTTCTTAGTACATCTAAGATAACATCATCTTCTTTTATTACGTTTAACACATTTGCTATTGTGGAAGTTTCATAATCATTTTTATCCACAACTTGTTTATTATGTTCTTCATCTCTGTTGTATTTATCGTAGACAAAGTTAGAAAATCCATTTTGTTGTAACCATTCAGAAGCAGTATCAAATTTACCACCGCCATTATCAAAATTGTTACCACAGAATTTACCATCTGTCAATAGTTTTTTGAAAAGAGCTGGTATTTGTTTGATTGAAGTTTGAGCAGAATCATATTCTTGTACTGCTTCTTTTAATTCGTCTGAATTTGATTGATTCGGATTTTCAATGTAATCATGCAATTCTTTATCCACACTATCTTGTAATTCTTGTTCTGATTCTGCTTTTACTAATCGTTTCATATTATCATCCTTTATAGACGTGGATATAATGTTGTACGTTTCATATCATAAATAGCATCATTAGGGTCATATACTTTTAGATTCATTTCTTGATGAAACAAATATCCTCCTGCTTGATTTATCATTGAATTTATCACTTGATATATCGTTCCAACAGGGGATATTAGTATATCTCTGTTCTTAATTTGCGTATCTGATATTGTCCACGCACCAGGTGATGTATTATTAACATACATCTGATTACTAACATCTAATGACTGTTGAGCAGGTTTTAAACGAACATATAATTGGAATGCAGGGTCATATCCCCCAACAAAACCTGTGCCATAACATACAGCGCAGTCATTGCTTCCTGCTCTGCCACGAATAGGGTCATAGCATTGTGGACAACGTTCACCGTCATATTTTCTTGTATACAAGTCAAACAACATACCTGTGTTTTTAAGAATCCATAGATTGCGTTCATTCATTTTTAAGAACCAGCGGTCGGTATTATGTACTTGAAAACACACAGGCTGTGATAACGAACCCTCTATATATGTATCTTCTGATTTATATACCGTTGATACTTTATACCAATTTTGTACCTGTGGATTTCTCGATACGTCATAATCTTCAAATCGATTTGTTGTTAGTGGTTGATTGTTTAGTTTATAAAAAATACCATTTTGTGTCAACCCTTTATAAACATTATAATTAACAGATGTTATTTTTTTGTTTAATATATGTTTATCAGGATTCTTTACTTCATTCCACGTAACAATAATATGTCGATTGTCCCTAGGATAAGATATATCTATATGTGTTGGTGGAGGTAAATTTCGCTGAAACGTTTCTATATTCATATAACAACCTCCATTTATAAACAAATCATTTGTTTTTTATTAAACAAAATAGAATTAGACGTTAGCTGTTCGGAAAATCCATTTACATCATCAATAGTAATTTCTGTTGACTTCATAGGCGAATACTTTGAACGAATTTTAACTGTATATACACCATTCTTTATTGCAAATGAATAATTCCCGTCATCATCAGTCTTAACGTATGTATCTAATTTATTATCTTTTAATATAATTATTTCTGCGTTATTGATTAGTGTTTTTTTATTATCAATTAATTGCCCATACACCATTTTATAATCACAACCGCAAAAGCAAACGACATCAGCGTACTTATGATGAATCAACCCCTTCACAGTTTTATAATACTGAAACTTTAATCCCTGTTTTATTTCAATATTTCTTTTCGTAATTTTCTGATTATTTATAAAAATATCAATATTATATATACCAGGTTCTATAAAAGCATTATATTTTCCACCATTATCAGTATAGCATACTTCACTAACTACATTACCGAATGTACTACTAATTTCATTTTGTTTAACAAATTCAATCTTAGCATTAACAAATGTTTTGTCGCCATTATTCAATACACCTTGTAATGACTGCGCACTATAACGAGAAAAATCTATTTGTTTTGGATTTTTAATTTCAGTATTATTCGTATGCAAAATTAAATCATAATCTGATTCACTAACAACATCAAAAAAGCATTGATTTGAATGTGTGGACAATCTACCTATAACATCAAAATAGCAATCAAACGTTATACTTCTTTCTGCCATCGTCCACCACCTACTTAATTTGTATTACACGTTCATCTATCTTTTCATTATTATCAAACTTTTCTGCTTTTATATATACATTTTCATTAATAGACATTGTATATTTGTATTTATAATTTCCATCCGTTGTTTCGATTCCTAAAAAATATGTTGTATCTTCATTATTGTTAAATAAATTATACCGATTTGTTTTGTATTGAAAATATTTTAATATCTTTTGATTTAATTTTAGGTAAATTACTTCATTATTAATAAAAAAATTAAGATTATCTTTCACACCATAAAAATTATTACCATCAGTAAAATAACAAAGTTTTATATCAGAAACATCATTTATAAAAGTGCTATCGATTTCAGATATTAAAATATCTGATTTTGTTAGTATTTCCCAATGTAACATATTATCACTCATAATTATAAAGAAAATCTAACGTAAAGGAATATTGATGATTCTTTATATTAGAATTTGGCTTTAATTTTATTTTTGTCTGTATTGTCGCATGGTCGGTTACACCCAAAATCGTTCCATATACATCAGAAGAATTTCCTTGAATATCTTTAAATTCTCTTTCTGAAAGACTAATGGCTTTGAATTCTGATTTTGGGTCTAACGTAATGCACCGCGCATATAAAAATGGTTGAATGTCACGACTTTCAGGTGGGATTGTTATTTTTAACCTACAGTTACTAGCATTCTGCGCGATAGTCTGAGGAGTACCCCCATCCCACCCTGGTTCATTATTCCAAATATCATATTCAATAATATATTCTGATTCACCGCCGAGTAATCCATTAGCGCGTCCAAAATATATTTTTTTATTTCTTACTGTTGAAGTAAATCCTAAAATTTGGTGTCCATCTGCATTATCTATCATTCTTGTATAATATGTCATGCGTGGATATGCCATATTCAATCACCTCATTTATTATCTATAAAAAGAATAAAAAAAGTAGATAGTTAAATCTACTTTTCCTATACATTTTTTACTATGTCTGAAATTTTATAAATATACCCATTTGGTATAGATGTTATAAATAATTCATTGATTATTTCATGGTATACTTCTATAATTTAAAACAAAATTAAACTATAAAATTGTAGCATCAACAATATTGCTTTATAAATAA